GTGCTACACTATCCTCCCACTTGTTCTTTGCCCTGATGTTAGCTATGAAGTTATCATGCAGGTCTTGTAGCTGCACCGGCCCTAGGACAGGATCGATGTACATGTCTTGTTTCAGCTTGAGAAGGAAATTCTGGTCACGACGTAGCTGTGTCTCGATGTAATCAGAAACGTTCATTATGTCGAACTTGATCTGACCATTGAGAACGGCCTTAAGATTCGTCCATGGCTCCTTATTATCACGGAAGCGTGTGAACACGATACGTAGGTTGTCAGTTATAACAGCTCGTTCGTTAGCACCTAGATGTCCATCTAGATCATCCACAAACTTCTTGATAAAATCCTTGTCAGCTCTCTTTAAGCTAACAGAGTCTTCGACTAACCTGAGGTTATTCTTTAAGACAGCCTGATTCGGTTGAAATATCCTGCTGTCATCATAACGTCCTGTTAATGGATTGAACAATAACTGTTCCTCTGTAGGAGGGCTGTTCAATACACGCGCCTTAGTAGCCTTCTTTGTGTGCAGCAGATTGCCTCGGTAGTTTGTCAATGACAGATTACCATCAAGGTCTTTGGCTTGCAGCATATAGTAGTTGCGTAATGCAGCCACCATATCAGGAGAGTCTATTAGCTCTTCAGGCCTAGCTGCGCCTAGCTTAAGACGGTCTAGCTGCTCTTTAGCAATGGCGAATTTCTTCGTATTACCAATACCGTAGCCATCATCTGTCATTCTACGTAGCTCATTGATGCCGACAGAATTACCAGCAGGTGTTGTAAACTTGTCTACGGTTAGTTGACCACTACGAAATAACTCTAGTCGAGTATTATCACCAAGATGCCTTAGCTGAACATCAGTAGGCTGCCTCTGTAACCATTCGCTGTAACTCTCCTTTAACGGAGTTTGTCCATCATAGAAGGCGATCTGTTTCTGCGTCAACCCTTCCAAGTTACGTTTACGTATCTGTGCTACACCCTCGAGTTCACCAAGCTGGTCATACGACTTGGTTATTGGGATGGTAGTACTTCGGCAGTACCAGTGAGCAGGAGGAAGATGTGCAGTATCACTGATAGGATACACAGTACCGTCACGATGCTGACAGAGTGGCGTCGTACGAGAGTCCAGAACAGCGACATACTGCCAGCCAGTGAGAATCTTTTCATTTGCCTTGTACACCTCATGATCTGTTTGTGAACGAACAGACGTAATAGCAGTACGGACGAGGCCAATAGATTGCTGCTTAGATATGGTGAACACATTACCATCCCTAACAGACAATGCGATTGCTTTTTCATCTAGCCCCTCTGCGATACCACGTCGTATAAGTGATTCGAGACGTTTGCGCTCTGCAATGCTAACACTCGTCCAGCCACCCATCAGTGTCACATCATTATACAATGGGCGTTTAAGCACAATGTCTTCTGAGATGCGATAATTAGGCTTGGCTGTACGCCAGATCTTACCCACCACATTATCCATCTTCTGGTATGTGTAGGATAACTGATCGTTAACCAAATCCATTAGCGACTTAGAGCTTGTATTGAAAGCGTTACCATACGTCTTGCGCAACTGTATGTCTATCTCTTCCCGCATCTTAGGCGTCATCTTCGCCTTGTTAGCGAGTATGATGTCAATAATGCGAACCTTGTGCCCGTCTATTATCGTGGTAACCTTACCGGCAACACGCTCCTCATATAGACGTAACATAGCAGCGCGATCTACAAGCTTATCGTAGATGGCTGTGTTGGCATTAGTGCTCATGAAACTCCTCTTGTTGTTATTGAATAAGAACTCCAGAGTGCCCACTGTAGTAGACACCCTGAAATGTTACTCTGCTTTACCGATTACGCCGTCTTCCAAGGGTTTAGTCGTGCCTTGTTTCGGCTCCTTTGGCATCAGGAAGTCATCAGCTGTAATCTCAACCTTAGCGTCTTCATCGTTGTAGTCAGGCGGAATAATGTCATTGTGCTTAAGGATTTCCAACCACGTTGTACGCGGAATGAGGCCTTCCTTATACCATTCAGTAATGAGGCGTAGCCATGCATCACCAAGCGGTGCAGGATTGAAGTCAGCGCTAAGCGAGAAGTCGAATTCATTGGACTTAAACGCTGTACCATAACGCCAGTTCACCATAAAGCAAATAACATCAGCCATCACATTAGAGACCTTCGTGTTGAGCGTCCCTAATTGAGCAGCCTGAGCAGCATTGCGAATCTCTAATGCTACACCTGATTGAACATTCTCAGGTGACAACATACGTATTCCCATACGTGCCATCTCTTCGATTCCGGATGCGATGGCGGCTTCCATGTCCTTAAGAGCATCAGTAGGTGTGTCAAGGATCGAGGCTGTATCACCTTGCATAAGGCGAATCCAGGAGCCTAGTCCACCGTCAACAATTGCTTGGAACGTCTCGTCGCTAACGTTAGTAGACAACACAGGTGTATACGTAGCAGCACCATACAGCAGATGGTTACGACGACTAAGCTTGTTGTACAGATTGACTTCCTTATCAACCAGCGCCATGATGACAGGCTCGGTGACATCGATAGAGCCATTCAAAGGCCATGCTGGAATGAAGTCCAGAGGCTTACCTGCCACAAGGAAATTAGCGATAGTCTCGACAAGCTCATACTTCTTGCCCTGACCTGTGCCTACCTTCGTCTGTCCTTGTGTAGTCTCAGTCTGTGTCGGAACACGATGCTGGAACTTACGTATCTGGTACTTTCCTTCTACGATCTCATGTACCCACAGAGTGTCAAGTATTTCAGCATGGAATTCGTTCTTCGAGAAGTCCTCTTCGTAGCCCTTCACAATCACCATAGAGAGCGATTGTGTGCCTTTGACGACGTCAGTTGATACCTTCCAATTGATGACAGACTCAGCCTTCCACAAGATAGGGTAAGGCTTGTATGCGAGTTGTTCTTCCTTCGTGAGGTTATCAGCGTTAGGAACATTAGGGTAATCGACATATACCCAAGCACGACTCGTCTGAATCTCTTCCCAAAGTGCCACATCAAGGAACGCAGAGAGTGGCGAAGAGTCTTGACCGAAGTCATCGAGTATCCATTGCTTAGCCTCTTCTGGAGCACCCTTAGGCATCTCCAGGTGTGGCTGCTTACGTAGCAATCCACCTACAACGAACTTCGAGAACTGAGAAACAATACCAGGTAACTCTGCTTCTGCCTTATAGAAGGCATACTGCTCAGGTGTCATGTTCGGTGAGAACGGGATGAGCATGTTCGAGTAAGTCAAAACGTCCAGGTAATTATCAGCAGCTTTAACGTACCTCTCGCCGCCACAAACAGCCCTGCTACGTTCCCATAACTCTTCAACACTCTCATATGCAGCGCAAGGCTCACCTACACCTTTCAGTGGTTGGGCGGTAGGTACGGTCGACATTATTTACCTCGAAGAATCTGTTTGAAGTCCACGTGCGTGCCAACGAAACGACGTCCTGTGGCATTGTTGTATGCCTCGATGTTGTCGCCATCAGCTGGAAGGATTGTCCAATTGCTTGGAATCATCTCGAGGCTGTTCATGCTGACACCAACAAGAGGAACGATCACACGTTGCGGTGCACCAGCGAGTAGAGCCATGGTATGAGCAGCTTCTTCGGCCTGTCGCTGTACTTCAGCTTGTTGGGCAGCCTTGATCTCTTCGGTAGCGATCTCAGGTGTGCCTGCTGCAGCATCAGGAGAGGTGACAGTAACTTCGCCCTCAGTGGTTTGCAGTGTCATAGTAATCTTGACATCATCAGCTACAGCTGCTACATCGTGCTTGTCTACTTGAATTTTCATTTGTTTCTTTCAGTGTGAGTAACGGGAAGGTTTACCATCTTTACGAATGATCATGATATGACCATTGAGTTGTTTAGTACGGGGTCTGCCGAATGCTACAATCACATTACCATCTTCGTTCGTATCATAGACAATAGCAATGCCCTTATCTGTGTCTGCTGTTATGCAGTGTGATATTGGCACGCCATTGAAACGTACGATGTACTCGAAATAGTCAGGTGTATAGTACGGATTACTAGGGTCTGCAGAGAGAATCATTCAGCCCACCTGCGTAATGCACCTGTTACAGTAAGCTTGTCAGCAGGCGTCTTGCTGTAATCACCTGTTGTGCCATGAGCGAACACACGCACTGCACAGAAGTATACAAGACCTCGTGGCAACTTCCATGCTAACCACGAATAGAACGAGTTAGGAAACTCAGCGAGGTCACGCTTGAAGTAATACCAAGTACGCCATATCTTGTCGCGAAGGCTCTCGTTCATTTCTTTGCCTTCTTTTTCGGGAACAACTTAGTACGCAGCCTCTTGATCGGGAAGGGTTCACCTGCCTTCTGACACGCCTTGATAAAAGGACGGGCTAAGTAGTTAGGCTGTCCCATTGACACAAGGATGTCCTCATGATAAAGCTCCTTGCCACGCAGCTTCACACGCTTGAAACGACGTGTACAACGAATGACATAATCAGGCGAGACAATGTATTCCACTGTCTTGTATTCCGGATGTGCCAATAGCACTTCCATAGGTTTGTTAATCAAAATGCAAATCCTCTCGCAGATACAATATTACCAGGGCGGACAGGGAATCGGAACTCAAAGAAGTAACGTATACCGTCCGAGAAATGTTCAACACCTTCTGACTTATCAATTGTTGCAGTATCAGGATTGTTATCTACCCAGACTGTCTTCTCTAGAGAGTCAATAACACCCTTACACGAAGGATGTACATATGCATTGATCTCGCCAGCGGCAGTCTTGAAGTGCTTATTAACAGCATTGACACTATCAACAATCTTAGGTGCAGCTTGATGTGCTAGTACAGTGAAACCGCAGCTACGCAGAATAGAGAAATCAGTAACTCCGACAGGGGCAGAAGTCTTGCGACTGTTACCTGAAGGGTCGGGATATATGATGACACGATGCCCTTTCTTTTTGTAGAGTTCTAGTAGTACGTCGCAGAACGTTTGCGTATCAGGATGTCCCTTAAACTCACGCAAACAAAACGCCTTGTTGCCTCGTACAACCCATATGCTAGCAGCCATAATGCCAACGTTAAAGTCCAACGCGACATGTACATCTTCGTTCTCCTTCAAAGGCTCCATCTGGTCAGTCACGTGCTCTTTGCGCTTGAAGCAATAGAATATCCTATTACCTGAATCCTCGAATGATGCAAGGTATTCGCGATTAAAGAACAATGGATCGACGCGATGTCTAATACGCTCGACCTCCTCTGGGTCTAGTAGTGGTGACTGTGTGTAGTCAAAGTGATAGGACTTCCATAGCTTGTCACCCTCTTGGAAATTGTACATGTCATAGAGATAGTTATATCCCTTAGGTGTACCAATCGTCAGTGATCGTCCTGGGCTAGGGGCATTATAAATAGCAGCACGTTTAGGTGACCAGCGTGTAGAGATACAAGGCTCGATAACACTCTCCCATGCATCTTTAAAGCCAATACCTTTTGTCCATGAAGAAGGCTCATCATTCACAGCAAAGTAAAGCCCAGTACCCCGTAAGCGTTCTACTGCTTCAAAGGATATGAGCTTCAATTCGACATTACCTGGAAACCACAATCGGCCATCAGGCTTGCTGTGCTTAACAACATACTTCTCCATACCGAGTTGATACATCAGCAATGGGAAGTAAATGTCAGTTACCTGTGAATATGTAGGCGCAATGATTGCAACATTCTTATTGGGCACCCACTTAGGCAATGACATCAACTCCCATACAGCAGAGATAGATGCCACAGCTGCCTTATGGGATTTACCCCATCCTCGACAAGCGACTGCTACAGCATGCCTGCACACCTTCCTGACGAATAAGTCCTCGTACACTAATGATTGTGTGGCATGCAGCTTAATCGCCATTTCGGAAGTCCTCCTCCTGTGCATACGTAGACTCGTTCAATGGGTCTATGATGAACATCTCACCTTCTTTAGTTGTCTCAATGATGAGCGGTGGCGGTGCTCCATCTTTCTCGGCCTCTTCCACTGGCACTTTAGCGTAACGGTAAGGTATCATGTCGGAGAGCACTTTGCTTGCGGTATTCATAAAGCCTTCAAGCGCCATAGAAGAATAACCGTTCTTCACCTGGCCCTCTAATTTATTCTCACGTGCGATGTCTTGTGCTTCTTGCAGTAACTCCTGCCTGTCAATCTGGCTACGCACTCGCCTGTACAGTGACACCATCTCTAGAAGGGGATCAAACCCGATCTTCTCCAGCTTACGAATACTCTCCTTACTATAGGCAAGCTTTGTGTGTCTACTGCCACTCTTGCTGCCACCCTTCCAAGCTGGTTGTTGTGGCTCTTCCATTGACACAGACAGAGCCAGACCAGCTGGTACTTTCTCCGGAATATCGGACATGCTGCATACCTTTCGCGTTTTGTTAGCCCATCTGTATCAGGCACTTTCATGTGCTTCCTATAACTGCACTCCCTCGTTCTACCTACAACTTCCCCTGAGAGAATTGAGATGCCCACGCTCAATGCCACATCCTTTGAGCATTTCAATTGTTTCAGATCA